TGTTTTTCTCTTTTTCTGAATCGTTGTTTTAGGCTATAATGATTCTGGAGGGGTTAAGGGCGACGAGTTCGCATATTTGCTTAGATGAAACTCCTAGGCCAAATGTAACGAGATGGTTTAACATTTTGTTTTCAGTCAAAGCCAGACTGTCTCCAACACTCTCTACAATTACCACCTCTCCTTTTTTAACTATTTCCTCCCGGAAAATATAACCGTGAGGAGTGGGAAGGTATAAAGGATAAAGCCAATTTCGACGTTGACCAATATGTTTCCACTTAGGAAGGGAAGAGCCCTGCGTGTATCGCAAAGCACGCCCGGTATAACCAATAATATTATCGGCCACCTTGGGCTGAAAGACAGGAAAAGTATACCTGCCGTTCATTTTTCCAGCAGTAGCATACCCTCCTTGATAAACTCTCAAAGTGTCTAAAGATATTTTTTTATCTAAATAAAATTTATGGTGAGGAAGTAATTTCTTTAAATCTGATTTGCTGTAAACTTGATCCATTTTAATTTTAACCCTATTGTCTCTTTCTTCTAAAAAATTTAATTCAGTTTTGTCGGTGGAAACGTACTTTTCTATTCGTTTTTTGTCGGTGGTCCCTAACACCTTGCTAACTAGCCTGAAGAAAGGTTGGTGTTTTTCGTCCTCCACAAAGTCGCGCCAAACCCCAGAGTCTTTGTAAATCTGTATAGCGGTGGGGTTATCCCCGTTCCTCCAAACCGCAGAGGTTTGCCAATACAAACCACGATCACTAAGGTTAAAGCCAAGCTCAATCAAAGCCTCATAAATGTCATTCTGCTCTAAACGGGGGTACTGGGTCATCTTCTCTTCCATTAGGTTCTATGTCTCCTTGCGCTCCGAGGGCTTCAGCCAAGTCTTGTTGGTCTCCAATCTCCGTGGCCGTAAAGGCGTCCATCTCAATATGAACTGCGTTTGACTTCAAGGAGTCGTCAGGCATCCTCACGGGCTCAGTTGCTCTCGTATAGCTCTTTCCTAGGTGCCTCGCTTTAACGTTAATTAATTTATGTGTCCCAAAGTTAGGCTCTTCTTCGATCTCGTCCAATGTTTTTTTACGCAATATAAACATATGGGAACAAAACTGCGTAATTCTGTCTGAGAGGGAGACAATACTTTCGTCATCAATGACATTCTCAGCACGGCGATTATTGACAACTCCGGAACGGTTACTTTGGACCGACGTAATCATCGGTATAATAGGCTCCCCTTCTTTAAGGATTTCTTTTTGGACGGTTTGCTTGAATTTATTTACCATTTCTCCTACCACTTGCCACTCGGTCTTGCTGGACTCCGAGTCAGACGCAGATTTAATGTAATCAAAAGAAAAAATCATAGGGTTACCTCTCCCGACGGTCGAATAATAAAATCTACGTAAAGTTGCTATCATTTTATCTACGCTGTATCCCCCAACGTTATAATAATATAGTTGAATTTCTTTGTTTCTTATTTTCTTAAACGCCTCCCTTACTTGAAGGACCGTATCCTCACCCATTTGCCTCCATTTTCCTGTTTCTAAATAATGATGTCCCACTCCGGTGAGGGCGGACGCTTGGCGTGTAATAATTTCTTCTTTGCTCATTTCCCCGTTATCAAAATGTAATATAGGGACATTGTGCTCTTGAGAAACTTTAGTACAGAAGTCTAGGCAGAAACGGGTTTTGCCGACCCCAGAGCGCGCCACAACGACAGTTATGTTGCCGGGTCGCAAGAGGGAGCCATACAGCTCTTGAAGGCGCTGGTGGGGACCTGAGAGTCCAAATTCCTCCACGGGGTTGTTTCCTCGATCCTCGATAAATTCCTCTAATTCAGTGTAAATATCCACCGGCTTTTCTGGCCCGTTATCAAACAAGTTCATCTGGCTATTGAATGTTTCATCTGCCGTCTGAATAATTTCAGAAAATTCCGAAGAAGCGGGCATTTTTTTGATTTTCTTGGCCGTTTCTTGTGCTGCTTGGTAAATAGAGCGACGAATCGAAAACTTCTTTAATTCTTGAGCTACTGCCACCACTTGGTTGAGGGAAGTACCTCTCAGTGACAGCGAATAAATATAATCGTTAATGTTAAGGTCTTGAGGAAAACTGATATTAAAAGACTGAATACGTTGAGCTAATATAACATGATTAACTTCATTGTATTGGTCTATGCACTGCTTAAGTGCCAAAAAAATAGTTTTATTTGTTTGGTTGTCGTCCGCATAGAAGTCCGACTCGTCAATGAAATTTTCAATTTCCGCATACTTGTCGGGGAATTTAATTAAAGCCCCCAATAAATGTTGTTCTAGATCAAGAGAATGAATCATAGGCAACTCAACCTAACACTGAGGGGAGGGGTATGTCAAGTCAAATCTGTGTCACTACCATCATCTATAGCTGCTTTTTCCCCCATCTCCAAATCCTCAAGAAATCTTTCCAATGCTTTTCGAAGCCCCATTTCAATAATTTGTGAACCAATTTTACAATTAATCATTGCTTTCCCCTGTTGATTAACATATGCTAAAATAAATCCACCATCGTCTCCGTTACCCGTAAACTCATACATCTTCTCCAAAAAACTTTCAGGAATAACAAATTGAGAGGGGTCACCTATGTCGTTTCTTTCTGTCATTTGTTTGTATAATATATTACACTCAAAACATTACAAATCCAACATTTTATCTAAATCCGAAAGCTTATTCTCTCCATCAAAATACTCCAACAAAATAATATCGTTAAGATTGCAAAAATTTATTTTATCTTCGTCTCGTTTTAATTGTTTGAGGTAGTTTATTTTACTGTTGGCATGCATAAAGGGAATAAATTTAGTGTGCTGTTTGCCTTGCACCTCTATAATAACATTCTTAGTAGCATTATAAAAATCGAAAGTCATGCGACTGCCAGCTAAAGGAAATTCCTCGAACACTATATCGTTAAGCCAATATTTTTTTAAATATTTTTTAACAGAGTTTTGTACCTTGCTTTTACTCTTAGAGTCCCACTTGACGAGGTATTTACGGGCGGCTTTAACTTTTTTTGTTGAACCAAATAAAGTTTTAAACACCATAGCTAGAAGTTAGCATTTTTTTAAAATAATTCAATAAAAACTCCTTAGCTTTTTCGTTTTCCTCAACAAATTTAGAAAGCTGGTTTTCTCCTTGGATCTTCGGGGGAAATTCGATGCCTTCTTCGGATAGCATTGTTAAAAAATCCTCATCAAACTCAATCCATCCCGCACCTTTTTTGACAGCCAAGTCCCAAAGAAACATCATGTCTAAAATTTCCTTTTCCACCCAAATGCTTTTACCGCCGGTACGGCCATAAACAATGGGGTATTGAATTACCGAGTTGGTTTTTTCGTTAGGGCTTTTCTTAACTGTTATTTTGGCATAACGACCAATAATTTTGTTTTTTTCTGGGTCATATTTTTCGTTTTGCTTTTGCAGAATCTGGTCTGTTTTAAAGCATGGCTCAAACTCCAATATAAAATTAGCAAAATGCAACAAAGCGTTGCCTCCCGTCGCCGAAGTTTGCCTAACCGGAGCCTTACTGTAAGGGTCGAGTTTGATATCCGCACGAACCTGACTAACAAAAATAGCCATGTGACCGCGCTTAGATAGGGCTATGCTCACTCGCTTCATAAAATCCGAAGCAATAACCGCCCCTCCCGCCACTTTTTTAGAGTCTACAAAAGGTTTGTCCATGTCACCTTTAGCGATAAGGCCATCCACCGAATCTAAAACAAAGCAATATTTGGTTCCCTCCGAGTTCTTGCCTACAAGCATTCTAAGGGCTTCTACCACCGTCTCGTATATATTACATTCGAAAACAAAACAATTGCCGTCAGCCCACCTTTCTGTGTCAAAAACGAAGTCTACTCCCGACCTTGCTCTCATCTCCTTGGTCAAGCGCCCCTCCGCTTTAATATAGAAGCCCCGACCATTAGGAACGGTTTTTAAAAAATTACGCATAACTTCTAGCGCCTCGGAGGTTTTCCCTCCTTCGTTAATACCGGTGAACCGATGCAGGCCGGGACCAAAGCCCCCCCCTAGTTCATAATCAACCACCAAACTTCCACTGGAAACTTTGTAGTCGTGATCATCCTCAAAATTATAATGATCTTTTGGGTTGTTCTTTAAGAAAGAACTTACTAACTCATTGGGACTCAATCCCTTAGCCTCTTCTGTTTTTTTTGTTCTAGCCATCTAAAAAATCTTTTATTGTTCTTGGTTTTCGTTGGATTATAACATCTTCTCCACACTTTTCAGTAGAAAGTTTTACGCATTGGTCTTTTTTTACAGTATATTTCGCTTGTTGGTATTTTTTGTCAAGCTCGTCTTTGAAGGGCCACCTGAAGAACTGAGCAAAACTTTGAAGCTGCTGCTCTTTTTCTCCGTATTTTAATTTAATTAAAATAGGTTTAAAGTTAACTTTAAGCCAAAAATTTTCATCAGGATAAAGCCCAACTAACCTTTTAAGTAAAAAGGTCTCCTTTTTCCAAAATTTACCCAACTCTTTTTTGGGTATCTCCAAATGTTTTCGTACAATTTCTCGCCTTAATGCAAGAATTGACTTAGGTTTTTCAGAATAACCAAATAAAACAGGTAATTTCTCCAAAAACTTGCGCCTATAAGTTTTCTTTTTGTCAAAAGTTAAGCTATCCAGCTCCATGCGTCTAAATTAACACGCGCGCCCGGGACCTGTCAAGAAAAAAGCCCCCAAAAGGGGGCTTACGTTTTTCTTATTTGGTAGTCGCTAGATATTAATACCCTGCTTGCTGTTCTGCAGATCGCAGTTGTGGGTTTTTTAGTTTATCTTTCTGTACTTGCTCCTGTAACTTGTCGTCTATCTCGTAACCCTCATAATTGATGGGACGAGTATCCTGAAAGACTGTACCCACATCTTTTGGATCTACGTACTTGTCGGGAAAAACAGCAATCTGAGTGGCGTCGGCTAAGTCAAATTCCTTTTTAACGGTGTTCGGTAGCGCGGCTACGAACTTTGGACCTTTCTCTTTTACGAAACTGACTAGCTTCCTTTTGAACTCATCATAAGGCATATTACCGGACATCCTACCAAAATTTGAAATAGCAGCCTCTACGTCAGAAGCCGTGACGATAGGGCAACTTCGTGAAGCGGGAAACAGAAAATCGCTATCTTTTAAATAGTTAATATCAACCTCTAAAACATTATCTTTTATTCTAGCAACTTTAACGGAATCGGTTGCGTGAGCTTTATCAACTTTTTCGTCCTTTTTAATATAGAAAACTTCGGCTCTTTTCTTTTCTGAAGGCTTGCCCTTTTCTAGCTTTTTGATTTTGGATTGATCGTCTTTAATAGCGTCCTTTTCGTGCTCTTTTTTTTCTTTCTTTGTGTCACGTTTAAGCTCTTTAGTGTCTATTTTTTCCCACTGCTTCTTGGTTTTAGTGGCGCTTTTGGACTCTTCTTTAGCCTCTTTCTTGTCCTTTTTTTCACCCTTCTTGTCAGAACCTTTCTTGTCAGAACCTTTCTTGTCGCCCCCCTGTTTCTTGCGAATCATTTCTAAAAATTTTTCTCTGGCAGCTTTTTGCTTGTCGCTACCAGCATCAGACTTGGAAACATGAACCCCCAATTCCTTAGCCTTTCTTGTGATTTTAGCAAGCGCTGTCTTCTTCGCTTCTGCAGGAATATGGGTTTGGCTAAGGCGTGCTAAAGCGTTCCTTACGTGAGCGGCATCTGGAATAGGGAGGTGGCGCAAGGAGCGCGGCGTAGTTTTTCCCTCGGAATCCTTTTCGCCACCCGGCGCAATATAAGCAA